AAGAATGAAAAAACCGAGGAGTTAACCGACCAAGATTTTGCTCAAATTTTTGACGAAATCCAAGACTCGGAGGACAAGTAGTGTCTTTTGTTAAGAAGTATGTCCCAAAGCAAATCCAAGATGTCTTCAATAGGATTGCAGCAAAGAACGAACGAGAGTTACAATCTGCCATAGCAGAGCCACGACCAGATACCTTTGAGGTTGTTATTTATAACATCTCAAGACCTCCAACAAGGTCTCAATTAGGAACTGAAACCCCAGATCAGCCTGTAGTAGATACTAGTGATTACTATTATTACAGAGCAAGGTCTCTAGCCGGACAACATGATCATTTTGCACCACCAGAATCAGCAACAACAGAAGAAGAATATGAAAGACTGAGGAGTGTTTTATATCAAGGGATAGTACAGCGTACTGCTGATGACCTACTCCCGCAGACGGGTGATGTCTATAATGCTACATTTTTGGGTGCAAACTTGGTTAGTTTAGATGAAAAGGTGAGAACAACCAGCATACTCACAAGTTTTGGTCAAGGTTCAGGCGCAAGAAGCTCCTTCTCTAGTGGAAATAATATAGCAAGAATTCTTGCAAATTATAAGACCGATGGTTCATCTGGTATTGCTTTAAAGTTTGCAAATAGTCAAGCAAGAAAGGATTACAATGATGCGACAAAATCTTACTATAAATCATCTATAGATAAGTTGCTTGCCGAATTAAAACCATTAGGTTTCTTAGCAGACTCGATTACGATAAATAGTACCACAAGAACAGCTACATCTCAAGTGAATGCGATGATAGGGACGAGATACGCAAAAGGTTCTGATTTTTTTATAAACTGGTTTACGACAAACTATAAAGCTGCGGTCCAAAATGCACTCCTTCCAACTATTGAGGCAAATCTTCAAAGCGAATCGAAACTCAGAACGGCAATGATTGCAAAAGTTAAAGACATGAAAAGTAACGGCATACTAGCTTCTACCCATATGAAAAGTGGAGCAATGGACGTTAAGAGTAATGATTTAAAATATTCTGATTGCGTCATTGTCGAACAGGCCATGGCTAATTTGAAAACTAAAGGAGTCATTACATATGGAGTGTGGGAAGGTGTAGCAAACGTGAAAGGTTTTGATGGAAAACAAAGGCGTAAAGCAATCGGAGTCTTCGATTCAGATGAGCACTTTCATATTACACTAGTTTTATCTGCAGTGGGAGAATAGAATGAGCAAATGTGGACTTGAAACAAATTATAATAGCAAAGCAGCTTACAATGCTACAATTCACAAGTGCAGACTTGAAATTGAAGAGGAGATTGGCGATAAACTATCTGATGACTTACCAGATGACGTGGGCATTTTTCTAACAACCAACAATGAATCCCTACCTGTATTTTACCCACAAGGGTCTTGCGAGAGAATTTACTCTAGAAAGGGTGGGAAAAAAGAACTCCACTCCGGCGCAAGAATAGTTTTAACCAGAGATAACTTTGGACACAGAGCAACTGGTCTCGGCGGAGCCGGAATGACTAAATGTGAGGCAATTGATATTGTCGCTGGGTCGCTGTCATCGTCAAAGACTCTCAAGGATGGCAATACCCAGTCTAGAGCAAACTTTGCAGAAGATGGAGCACGTCTTTACCTTACAGAGCGTGGAGATGTCAATGCCTATTTCGCTACTGCCAAATCTAACACTACAGGCGTCTCTGCAAGCTCAAAAATGAAATCAGGAGTGGGATTGAAGGCGGATCATACTCTAATAATAGGAAGGGAACGAGTTAGAATTTTGGCTGGACTATCGAAATATAGCGATGGAGAGAGGCTTGTTAATGGCAATAGTGAGTTTAAGCCGAAAATTGAAATCGGCGCAACTTCATCAGAAAAACATCATCGTGCAGTTTTAGGAGAAAATTTAGTAACATATCTAAATAAGGTTAATCAAACCATTCAGGAGTTATCATCGAAAGTTCTATCTCTTGAATTTGAGTTGGCGAGATATAAGATGGCAATGGCTGGTCATACCCACACTGGGGTAGGAACAGGAGCAATCCAAACGTTCCCTGATGTATTTTTCGCCATCCCAGAGGCAGCAGCAGTTGTGCCAAAAACAATGAACTCTACTAAGGAAGCAATCATAGAAACATATAATAACGAAGTAAAAAGGTTTCAAGCTTTCGGCATACCAGCCATAGGCCTAGAGGGCTCTAAGGATTTAAAAATCTTAAGCTCAACAGTTTACATAGGGGAATAACATGGCTAATAAAAACATTAAAGCATTGCAGAAAGAAGTTTGTGATCCGGCTCTTGAGTCATCACCACTTAAGAAATTTTGCGCACCCTGTGTTCCTAACCAAAGCTACATTGAGCCCGATTGGGAGTTTGTCGAGATCGGAGATCCCTATCTTAATGAGAAACAATGTGAGTACCAAGTAACACTAACCATAAATAAGTTTGGAGATTCTTTCACAGCTAGGGAGTTCAGGAACTTCGAAGGGCGCCAACAAAGTTTTACAGATAGGAATACTCTTCTTCAAAGCTTCATTCACCCTGCAATCGTTTTGATTCTTGAAGAGAATGGCAAACTTGTTGCTGATCAGATTATTTGTGCAACCTTTGACGGATTAGGTACTTTTGGTTCTCCCGAGGACGTTTTAGCTAATTTTTCATCATACGAGGTGGCGTATACTAAACTATCAGAACAACCTATTAATTCGGGAAGAATACGCTGCGGAGACTTCGGACCAATAACTATAGAGATAGACTCATCTGAGCCTTTTGATTTCGGACAAACAATTGTTAATAGTGCAACCAATCCTGATGTCAAAAACCCATTTGCTTTAGAATTATACACAAAGATTAATGACTTCTACATTGATCCGATTGAGAACGTATTGAAGGTCCACGTCGGAGTACCAGCCTTCATCATAGATCAGGTCCCAGAATTACCATCCCAGCAAGAGTTGGAGGAAGAATCCATAGCAACACGAGAAGAAGTCAGTTTGAATGTGAATAAGTTGTACGGACAAATTCAACGTCTTCAAAGCTCTATGGCGGTTTTTGGAAAATACCAATCATACTTCTATCAGACCCAAGATGGATTTTTAAAGTTCAAAGAGAGTGGGAGAGATTATTATTCATCAAGATTTTCTAGCAAAATAAACAAGTTCTACAGCGACCTTAAAGCTTTAGCTAAAAAGAATGGCGCAAACATTCGTTCTGCGCTGCCTAGTTTGAAACTAGTAAATGCTGATACGATTAGGATTGAATTTAAAACTGGTCCAAACGGAAACCCATACGTCATAAAATCAATTTTTGTAATGAAAAATGGGTGCGAAGAGATCAAACTTCGAAAAGGAATAAAGAAGTTTAAGCAAACTTACAACAAGAAGCCAACATTATTAAACTACATTGCGAAAATAGACGACATCGACATGACGCTCCAAGCGAGAGAGACGACTCCGTGGCTTGATTTCCTTGTTAAATATACTTATCCAACGATAATTGTGGATTATGGTAGTTTGAGCATGGAGCATGTGAGAGACACGCTTGGAAAGTGCGTAGAAGAAAATGCTCGAGAGTTCGGAGGAGAACTGAGAGATTATATCTTGAATGAGTCCCTTGATTTCATTCAAGCCCTATCGTATCAATATAGCTCCGCCGCTTCATGTGAAGAGTTGTATGAAACAAAGAATCAACCAGAAAAGAAAGAATTTGAAAACGAAACTTTCTCCGCAGGCTTGGATGCTAGAAAGAGTACGAAAGAACAATTAAACATAGATCCATCCTTAGTCATTAGTGAGCAAATAGATGTGCAGCTGCCTCCATTAAACGAGAAATTACAGCGTTTAAGAAGTAACCTAAGATTCGCAGAAGAAGAGAAGACACAGATACTAAATCTCCCAGCCTCAGAAACACCTGTTCGGAAACTTACTAAAGTACAAAAGAAGATTCAAAGCCTAAGAATTGAGATAAATTCAACAGAAGCTGACATAAGTATTCTAGAAAACAAAAGAGAGGCTCTCATAAAAGACGCCACAAGCGAAGATGGACTATCTAGCTCCAACCAACGTCAACTTCGAAGAAACGCTGGGCGTAAAGCGAGGCGCAATCGAAAGAAGCACCCATACGCGAAGAAAGCTGCGAAGGTCGCTCTCGAAGAAGTTAGGACTCAAGATACACTATTATCCTCTCTAATTGATTGGGAGTATTGGGAGTCTTCTGGAACTCCAACATTTCAAAAACTAAAAGAGAAACTCACGTCTGAAGCCCCAGACCTAGATGAGCTTAGACAGATGTTGTCCAATTTGTCTATATGTAACATGAGGGCTCTAACTGTAAATGGAATACGTTGCTTATTTTCCGGTGTTACGAAAGAAAGAGCGTTCGACAAGATGTTCAGAGCAGCAATGCAAGCTATGGACTTGGACGTATTCGGCTTCTTCATTGGAAATTTACCACCAGACAAACAAGCAGAGCTTCGAGAAAAACTTAAGGCAGAATTCGGAAACATTCCCTTGCCTTGGGAAGAGGACTATGATGCGGGAGGATCAACAGGTAATCCCTATAAGAAATACTTGTCTATAAACGTTAATGATGAGACCACTAGAAAACAAAGGAGAGCGGCAAAAAAAGATTTGAAAGAAGCTCAAAAAGAGTATGATGAGAACAAGCCTCAAGTAGATCTATTGTTGGGTGAATTGGGCGGCTCCGGCATCATACCTGAAATACAAGAAGAGATACGAACCAATCAAGAGCGTATTCAAACTAATTTGGACAATGCTCAGGCTAGATCAGACAATTTAGATAAGATTGAAATCAGCGGAACTGACGTAGAGAGTTTTAAAAACCTATCAGATGAAGAAAAGCAAAAAATGCTAGCAGAGCAGAAAAGTGGCCAAGGAACATTTGGAACAGCTCTTGGAAACGTACAAGAAGCTGTTGTAGATGCATACATCGAATACATTTTCGACATCTTAAACATTGAAGAGATTGGAGAGTACCTAGGTCAAGTGCCCGGCGGCACTTTAGTATTTAATACTTTAGATCAAATCCTCAAATGTTCAACCCAAGGATTGTTTAATCCTCCGATAAAAAGCTTTTTATCTTCATTAACACTTGATGTTTGCGGAGAGGATCGACATGTTGGTCTAACATTTCCAGATTTAGTCCCAATCCAATGGCCAAAGAAAGGATTTTTCCTCAAAACATTAAGAAATGCCTTCGTTACAAAAATGGAAACGATTTTAACACAGGTAATCGTAATGTTGTTATTAAAGGCATTTGAGACGGTCGACAATGCCCTTTGTAAGTCTTTAAATGCTACAGGACAGTTCTTAGCTGGCTCGCTCACTGGAGGCACCAATACAGGTCTTGACGACGCTTTTGCAGATGCTTTTTGCCCCGATGCAGATGATGATGAATTGGACGCGATTAAAAAGAATGCATTTGGGAATGCTCTTGGAAAAGGTGCAGTACCAGATTCAGCGTATGACTGTTTGTTCAAGGCAGTCAATGGAACAATGTCTAAGAGAGAAATAATTGATCTACTGACCAATACTCCAAAAAATATGGATGACCAGACAGCAGCAAAGATTTCTTTGCTTGTTAATTCACGTTGTCCGGAGTTGACTGATTTACTTGGAGACCCTGAAGACGTCAAGGATGCTTTTGGTTCCATAGGTAAGTACATCCCACCAGAACTAAAGGATTTTTTGCGCAATCAACCAGCGGACGATTTAGAAGCCCCTATCTATGACGCCATTTGTTTAACCCAAGACGAATTAGCACGATGGAATGCTGATAGGATGCAGATTTATTTAGACAATGGCTTGGACGAGAAAACAGCAGATGAAATGATACAAAAGGCTAATGATCGAGCCTTAGATAATTTAGGTTCCCTCGCCGACATGTTGCAGAAAGGACCAGAAGGTCTTATGGAAGAGGCTATGGATGCCCTTCTAAAACCTGCAGACCCTGCTTGTGCAAGTGATCCATCCGCAATTATTTTACAAAGTGAAGAAATGACCGCCCAAACAACAGAACTAATACAAGGTTTCTTTAAAAGTATTGAGAATAAATTCTTGGAAGACCTTATTGGTGAACGCGGCTCTCTTTTGGGAAATATCCTTATTGATTCTCAAGGAAATCACCTACAACAACATAAACGTCGAGTAAACCTTGGAGACAGGACGTTCTTGTTCGCCAACTATGTCGACACTGATGCACAATGGGATGAGAGAGAAGAAGATGCCGGATTTATAAAAGGTCTCGTTATGAACGACGAGCTAAAAAGAGGACAATTCCCCGACACAGTTGGCCTTCAATTGCTCGAGGAAATCAAAAAACAAGAACTAAATTATGTAACAAACAAAGACAATGTCCAATTAAGAATGTCCTTTTTGGGCAACGGTTCGGAAGATTTCAAATCAGTTTTGAGTTATAAGTTAAATCAAAATAAGAAATCAACACAGAGAGTTTTTGTTCGTAAAACTGTAGCTAGAAAAATCTTTGACCGAAAAATCGGAGAAGATGAAACTCTAGCAGTAAGTGTCAAGAAGAATAATCAATTTAACGACAAAGAAATCGGTCTTGTTAATTATGACTTCTTTCCAAATGAAATTAAGCTACTATCCAACTTGATAAAGAAAGGGTCTGGATCTAGTTCAAAAATAAAGACATCGTTTCTACTAAAAATGTTTGATAAAATAAATACAAATGTTTTGAGAACAATCAGGGACTCAATTGTAACCACTGCGAGTGGAGAGTATCCAGTGGGATTTTCTTATGGTTATGACCAAGGTTCGGAGATTAAGTTTGAAGATTTACTTTATGTAAATCCATCCGCAGACCCAAGCAACGACAGTACTTGGGAATATACATTCGATGAGCAAGACGCAGTTCTTGGAAAATCCGCAACTGAAAACCCTAGAGTTCACTTTCTAGACCCCGCTGTTCACGGAGGAAGATATAAGGCTCCTAAGATTTACATTGAACCAGCATCCTACAATGGTTGGCTCGGCACAATAAATACATTCCTACCTGAATCAACTACTTGTGAAGATGTCGATGACGGGTTCTTAAATGTTGCTCAAATAGTTGATAGAGTCGATTTCATTGATAAGAACCTTCCATTAGATAAGAGACTTAACCAACCAATAGAGTGTCGCCTCGAGGTTCCATATGACAGGCAGATTTTACCAACTAGCCATGCCATGATGGAAGGTGTTGTGATAGCGACAGTGAGAACCTATGCGACGGAGTTCATTATTAGAACTTTCCCAATCTTTGGCTCTATACAGTTTTCATCCCGCAATGCTGATAGTTTGATTACAAAAGTTGTTGCAGAAAGAATGCAGGAAGACATGACCAATAGTCCAGTTAACGTATTTTCTCAAATCGACCGTTTAGCTTACTATCTTCTATTTTTAGAACAGTCAGTGCAAGTTGTACAAAGACAAATTATTGATGGCCTTATGAAAGAGACTGATGAAATCAAAGCAGCTTCAAAAATTATTAACCGCGCACAAAACAATTATGAAGATTTAAAACGAGCAGACCAGTTAGCTCTAAATTTTAGCGCAGATGTCAGAGATCAAATAAACAAAGGACTAGCAATTTTAGCTTTTGGAGAAAAGTGGGAAGAAAAGCAACTTGGCGATTTAAGAAAATTAAAAGCTGTTCCTTTGAGAACTCTAGAGCTTGCAAGAAAGGTTGCAGTTATTCACGAGACCCAAGAGGCTGCAGAGGTCTTTTTAGCCGCTCTAATTGAGAGTGAGACTGAACTACTGTCCAAGAAGATAAACTTAAATCTAAGACCATCTCCGCCCGTATTTGACATACAAAAATTTATGCTCTCTAAAGAAGGTATTGTGAAAGGCTCAGACATTAAATCTGGACTCACATCAATAGAGCAGCAAGTTATCGAGGGTGGGAACCAACCAAGTTATGGTGAAGTAGTAGATTGTCCATCGACACAATTGGAAAATCCCTTAACCAACGGTAATGGAAACTTGCAAGAATTTAATGAATCGGGAATACTCTACATAGACAAGTACGTTAGGGTCATCACTAAAGATGGTGAAGACAACGTAATGAAGATTTCAGAGTTCCAATCAATGATCTCAGACAGAAATGTCTATGACGAAAACGAATGTTTATCTCACTATTTTGGAGATGCAGAGATCGTCGATGGAAAACTAACTGGAACAATTGGTGTTAAGTTTGGAGTTAGGATTGTTATGGGTGTACCAAAACTATCAGGATTAGAGCCCACAAATAACTTAAGTAAAGAGCGCTTACCTAACTCGATAATGCTCGATGGTGTGAATACTGGTGCTCACTTTTTCCCAATTGCTTCTTATGAATTAGATGTTATAGATGAGATGGTTGGAGAGATTGATCTATTGGATCCAAACATGGGTGAAGAACTTAAATGCTACATAGACCAGTTGGCCCAGACAAAAGACTTTCAAATGTTGTTTGATAAAATTATCAAAACAAGATCTTTTGTCTCTATCTTCGCAACATACTCTTTTGAAAACTTTTTAGAAGCAATTGGTAAACTAGAAGTTGATGAGGAGAGACACCCATTTATAATCGAAGGTTGGAAGGAAAGAGTTTTTAATGACACGAGACATCTGCTTAGGGGTCAATTTCGCTCCATTTATGGATCTGATGAAGACGAAAGCGGTAGAGATTCTAGAAAATTTGATGCAAACATAGACTTCTTGAAAAATTTGCTTCCTCCACTATACTTAAACATTGGAAGCGTAGGTTTCTTGACAAGATTAAGAATTGTCGACTCGAAACCTTTTGATGAAAATGGAGACGATTGTGGAAATCCGATCCAAAAACTATTCGAGGATGATTAAATGTCTTTATCTATGAAATTTCCACTTAATCCAAATAGCGAAAACAACGCTGGCTTTGATGGATTTACGGACACCGACACTTCAAATGCAATCAAGCAGAACATGAAGATGTTATTATTGACAATAAAAGGCGAATATGTTTGGGATTCTAATTTTGGCGTTGGACTATCTGGATATTTGTTTGAGAACGAAGCAGTTCTAGACACTGGTTTTCTTGAAGGGGAGATAAGGAGTCAAGTCGGGGAATACATGCCTTATGTTATAATTGACGGAATAAACATTGAACTGACCGACGAAAGCCAATCTTTATTAGTTCAAATAAGATTTCGATGGAATGGAAAAAGCATCCCCGACCTTTTTGAAGTTGAAGTCTCTGAATAAACAATTGCTTTTCCTGAAACAACTATTTAGTTTTTGATGAGGGTCCAAGATGTCTAAAGAAAAGAAAACACCAATAAAGTATACCAGTAGAGATTTCGAGTCAATAAAAGAAGATTTGATAGAACATGCAAAGAGATTTTATCCCAATGAGTGGAAAGATTTCTCAAAATCTACGATCAATTCTTTGATGATTGATTCTGTTGCCTATGTCGGAGATGTTCTATCTTTTTACTTGGATTATCAAGCGAATGAGTCATTCTTAGACACCTCAATTGAATTTAATAATGTTAGAAAGCACGCTAGAGCCTTGGGTTTCAAATTCGCAGGAACTGCAAGTACCTATGGAATCGCAACCCTTTTCTGCTTAATTCCAGCAAATGACGATGGAACAGCACCCAGTTTAGATTACATGCCAATCCTAGGAAAAGGTGCGACATTCTCTTCTGCCAACGGTGGAAATTTCATTCTCACTGAAGATGTTGATTTTGGAGATTTAAAAAATGATGTAGTGGCAGCTAGATTTAATGACACTTCTGGTGCTACAACTTTTTTTGCCGTAAAGGCTTTCGGACAGATTTCTTCTGGCATCTTATCTCAAGCAACTGTTGACCTTACAAGTTCTGCCTTTGAAAGATTTAGAAGAGTTAGAATAGGTGGAGACGATGTTGTTGAGATCATCTCAGTTGTTGACACAGATGGCAATAAATATTATGAAGTAGATAATCTCTCCCAAGAAACCGTGTTCGTTGAGACAACTAACCGAAATGCTACAGCAGATGGGGTTACTAGTATCTTGAAACCATTCTCTGCAGCAAGAAGGTTTGTTGTAGAGCAAGATGATACCGGAACATACATGCAGTTTGGCTTTGGTTCCGAAACATCTGATGAGGATGAGATTGTAGATCCATCCAAAGTTGCCATTCAGATGCACGGCAAAGCTTATGTATCAAAGCTAAGGTTTGACCCGTCTAAATTGGTTGGAACAACTAAGTTGGGCATCTCTCCATCTGGTACAAAGCTAACGATTGTCTTAAAGACAAACAGTACTGTTGCCGCAAATGCCTCGGCCAATACTGTAACTAATGTGCAAAACGCACAATTTAAATTTCCATCGGAACTTACTTTGGACTCATCTAAGAAAGCATCTGTCATTAGATCTTTAGAGGTTACTAATGAAGAGCCCATTGTTGGTTCAACTGAAAAAATGACCACTGAAGAATTGAAACAGAGAGCTAAAGGTTATTACTCAACACAAAATAGAGCAGTGACAAGGCAAGACTACGAGTCGATGATTTATAACATGCCAAACAAATTTGGAATCATAAAAAGAGTTTCTGTACTTAACGACCCTTCAGCAACAAATCGTAGAGCAGCAGTTTATGTAATTTCTGAAGATCAAAACGGGAAACTAACAACAGCTAGTTCATCTCTCAAGACAAATATGAAAAACTGGATTTCTCAATATAAGGCAATGAATGATGTTGTGGACATCTTTGATGCTAAAATTGTAAACTTTGGAGTAAGCTTTAAGGTGGTTTTAGACAGTAGATTTAAAGACAATAGTGTTTTGGGAAAATGCAATACGGCAATTGGCGATTATTTTTCTAACCAACTTTACATTGGAGAGCCAATCTACATCACTCGTCTTTATTCAATCCTAAGTAAGGTCGATGGCGTCGCAGATGTAAAAACTGTAAATGTATATCAAAAAATAGGAACAGATTATTCAAGCGTTGTTATTAATTTTGATGATGCCATCTCTGCCGATGGGACATACATAAATACGCCAAAGAATGTAATTATGGAACTGAAATATCCACTAAGAGACATCAAGGGGACATTAATCCAATGATTAAAAGATATAAACCAACAAAAGATAACACTATTTCAAATGCTTTTGACTCCTCCTTGGTCACTCGAGCAGTAAGCGCCTCAATGGGCCAAGCAGACATTTTGGAAAACTTTAGTATCTATGGACAAGTATCAAGTTCCGATGGTTTCTCTACTGAAGAAGCTAGGATTTTGATTGAATTTGATCTTACCGAGATACAAGCCGACATAACCAACAAAATTGTTCCTGCAGGATCTTCTTATTTTTTAAGATTATATAATGCTGAGCACGGTAACACCAATCCGGTGGACTTCAACCTTCAAGTGAACAGTATCAGTGGCTCATGGAACGAGGGCTATGGTTTGGACATGGATGACTATTCTGATCTAACCTATGGAACTGGATCAAGCTGGGTTAGTTCAAATGGTAATCCTGTTAGTGCAACAGCAACATTGGATATCACAAACGATATAGTCCTAACATCAGTAGCAAAAGGAAGAGCAAGAAACACAAATACATTTAAAACTATAGTAAATGCCCCTGCGGCAAATGCTGCAGATGCTGTACTGGTTGGTTTCACTGGAACGGCTGCTGCAATCGTGTGCACGGTCACACCAGACGACACCGGCCCAGTAACTCTCACTACTGCAGAACTAGTTGAACTTATAAACACAGGCGCTGTAGTGGGTAAAACCGTTACCATTACCGATACTTCAAGCTTTAGAGCTTTACAAACAGCAACTGGCGGAGGAGCCCAAAACCTCGCTGCTGGTGGAGAAGGGGATGATAAAACTGCTACATTTTCTGGTGGTGATGGTCTGTGGGCATCACAGGGTGGAGATACCTACGCATCCCCCTCAACAACTCAAGCATTTCCAACAGGTCTTGAAGATCTCAATCTCGATGTTACTACACAGGTTCAGTCATGGATTGATGGTAGAATAAATGACGGTTTTATGGTAAAACTACCAACCTCTGTGACTGACGGAACAATTGAGAGATCTTTTTATACAAAGAAGTTTTTTGCAAGAGGCTCAGAGTTCTTTTATAAGCGGCCGGTTTTAGAGGCTCGTTGGAACTCAACTATTCAAGATGACAGAATTAACTTTTACGCTTCCTCATCCTTAGCTCCAGCAGCAGATAATTTGAACACTCTCTATTTGTACAATTATCACCGAGGTCAATTAACGAACATACCAGCAATCGGCACTGGTCCAATTTACGTAGATCTTTATGATAAAGCTGGCGGGAATAAGTTTACCCAATGCATTGATACTCCAGCAACTGGAGGTCTTGCAGAAACAGGTATCTACACTGCTAGTGTTTGTTTGACAA